GGCTTTGCTCATCCCTAAATTTTGATGTTTTCAGTGTGTGAATCTGGTAACTATGACCCATGGGACACAAAAAACGATGCAATCAGGCGGAGCTTGCCCGAGTTTTGGGGGTGACTTCACCCACTCTTACAAAGTTCAAGCATTCCCCGTCATTTCCTCCGTTTGACAGGGACAACGAAGTTGAGGTGTACGCCGGCTGCGTCTGGTGGTACCTGCGGAAAGAGGCCCAGCCAGTGCCATCAGATCCGGACATGCTGGCGGGGACGGAGTCGGACGGGCTGGAGCGATACCGACTTGCCCGAGCACAACAAGAGGAAATCAAACTGGCCGAGCAGCGGGGGCAAATCGTCAAACTGACTGATTTCGAGGAAACCGTGCAGGCGATTCTAGGGCCTTACAGGCGATTCGCGGAACACCTGAAACGAGTGGCCGGATCTGAGTTGTGGGCGATGCTGCAGGAAGCGAATTCGGAGGTACTGCAGGGGCTGGAAAGGCTGGTGGACAATGCACATGCAGACGCCGCAACATCAGATTCCGTGGGATCTGTACGCGAAGCCGTCAGCAGCGGCACTGGCTGACGTATTCCGCAGGCACGTCATTCTGCGACCGTATCGGACGATGCGGCAGTTTGCGGAACAGGAAATCGTGCTGCCGGATGGTCCGTACCAGGGGCAGCGATTCAGGGTTGCGAGGCAGCCGGCACACGGGCTTTTCTTCGATGCTGTGGACGCTGGCCAGTTTTTCCGGTACGCCTGCACAGGCCCGCAGCAGTCCGGTAAAACGCTGGCGTTTGTGGTCATCCCTATTCTGTACCACCTGTTCGAGCGAGTTCAGACGGTGCTGTTTGGGCTGCCGACAATGGACATGGCCGGGGACAAGTGGCGGATGGACATCAAACCCGCAATTGAGGCCAGCCGATACGCGCAGTTTCTGCCCCGCAAGGGTGCCGGATCTGGTGGCGGAACTCCGAGCCTGATTCAGTTTGGCAACGGTTCAGCGTTGAAGTTTATCACAGCTGGCGGCGACGACGCAAAACGAGCCGGGTTCACAGGCCCAATTCTGGTGGTGACTGAGGTCAGCCACCTGGACGAAGTCGGCGGCAAGTCAGACGAGGCAACCAAACTGAAACAGATGGAAGGCCGTGTGAGAGCCTACAGGGCATCCGGGCAGGCCCGTATCTATCTGGAATCGACGGTGACAGTAGAGCAGGGGCGAATCTGGCAGGAGTGGAGCCAAGGCACGGCGGGCGAAGTGGTGTTCCCCTGTTTCTCGTGCGGTCAGTTTATTGCGCCCAGCCGCGAACACCTGATCGGATGGCATGAAGCGACGACCGAGGCAGAGGCCGAAACGCTGGCACGCTGGGCGTGCCCGGCGTGCGGTATCGTGTTTGATGATTCCCAGCGGGTCACGCAATTGGCACACGCGAGGCTGAGGCACCGTGGGCAAATCATTCTGCCAGACGGATCAGTGACAGGCCAAATGCCGGCAACGAAAACGATGGGGTTTCGATACTCAGCCAGCACGAACACATTTGCGACAGCGGGCATTGTGGGGGCCGACGAATGGCGTGGAGTGCGTGAGGTTGACCGCGACAATGCAGAGCGGGAAATCCTGCAGTGGTCGTTTGCACTGCCTGCACAACCGAAGGAAAGCCCTGTTGAGCCGCTGGACTGGAAAACGGTGATGCACCGACAGAGCGAATGGCGGCGTGGATTCGTGCCGGATGGATTCGGCAGAATCTCAGCCGGTGTGGACGTGCGAGCGGCGCAGCTTGACTGGTTTGTGATTGCCAAACACAAAACCAGCGGTCAGCCGCTTTGTATTGATTACGGTTATGAGCCGATACAGCGAGAATTGACAGACCTGCCGACCGCGATTCGCCAGGCAATCCGGCTGCTGGTCGAAAAGTTTGAGCATGGATGGGAAGCCGAGTCAGGCAGCAACAGGCCCGCAGATATTGCCATGATTGACGCCGGATGGGAAACCGACCTGATACGGTCGGCAGTCCAGCACAACGACGTCTGGAACACCTGCAAGGGCTTCGGCTACAAACAGCACAGCGGGCACGTTTACCATGCCCCGAGAGACCGCAGCAAGATCACGCTACGGATTGGCGAGGGCTGGCATGACGTGGCATTTGCGGACGGCGGGAAACGGCTGAGAGAATATCAGAACAACGCGGATCACTGGAAGCGGCGAGTCCACCAGGCCCTGAGCGTCAGCGCAGACAGCCCGGCAGCCCTGTTACTGCCGCGAACAGACAAGCCGGATGGCCGGATGGAGGTGGCCAAACAGCTGACAGCGGAAAAAGAGGTGCAGCAATTCGAGGTCGGGAGGGGTACAGTGACCAGGTGGGTACAGACGTTTAGCCGAAATCACTTGTTGGACGCGGCGTATCTGGCATTTGTGGGGCATTCCGTGTTAGAATTTGAGCAGCAAAAAGCAGCAAAAAACGTCGAAAATCGGCAGCAAAACGGCGTTATTTCTGGCAGAAAGCCCGAAAAGTTTGTGCGAGGGTGGAAACGATGAAACCGCTGAAAAAGCCCGGATATACGCGCCGGGAATACACACCTTGCCATGCGGTACCGGGGCACGGAGCCTGCCCGGTGTGCGGCAGTTTCGCGACTGTGCAGCATTCGGCGGCATCGCCAGAATTTCGGACGCAATACCGGGCGTGTGCGTGTGGAAATCGATTTATCACAGTGGTCAGGAGGGCCGGGGAATGCCGTTGAAAAAAGGCCGATCGAAACAGGTGATTGCCGACAATATCCGGACGCTGATTCGCGAAGGCCGACCGCCAAAACAGGCGGCAGCGATTGCCTACGAAGAAGCGAGGAAACGAAAAACGAAGTGATTTCCAAACGTTTGGAAACGCCGGCTACACAGCCGGACGCCATGCAGCACAATGCACAGCATGGCACGATCCGCTGCAGAACGTCTGACGCTGTTTGAGGGCATCCGCGACAAAGTTGAGGGTGCTCTGTTGAGCGGCGCGCCCGTGGTCAGCTACACGGTTGACGGTCAGATGGTGCAGAAGGAGCCGACCAGCACTTGGTTGGCTGAACTGGACGCCAGAATTGCCGACCTGCGACGTCAGGCTTCCGGCGGGCTGTCACGGTCTCGGAATCTCGTGAGGTTCCGCAATGACTGATTTGCGACAACGAGTAGACGCAGCCGCAAGGCCGACCAGGCTTGACCGCATTGTGGGGGCCGTCAGCCCCGCATTGGCATCGCGGCGCGTGAAGGCCCGTATCGACCACGAGATTCGTCTGGCAATCAGCCAGCGAGCCGCAGAGCGGTTCACGGCATGGGAAGCTGCAGACCACGACCGGCTGCGCGGTGAACGCTGGATGGCCAGCAAGCTGACGACCAATGACGCACTGCAGAGCGAGCTGGAAACGCTGATCGACAGGGCAAACGACCTGTACAGGACAGACGTTTTTGCAGCCAGTGCTATCAATGGACGAGTGGACAACGTTATTGGCGTGGGCATTCGTCCGCAGTGCCGAGTTCAGCCGGAGCGGGGAATCCTGACGCCGAAGCAGGCCGAAGATTTTCGCGTCATGTCTGAATGGCTGTTTGCAAAGTGGGCTGAGGCTGAGGGCTGGCACACGAAGCAGCGAATGCTTGAGCGGTGCAACAGTATCTACGGCGAATCGTGGCTACACATGGCCGACGACGACGACCCAACAAAGCCGGTGACACTGACGGTGCAGGTGATTCACCCGCAGCGAATTCCGCTGTTTGGTTATGGTCAGCACACGCAGAATCAGCGACGTTTGGGGCTGCGACTGGACGCCAAAGGAAACCCGATTGCGGCATACGTCACGAAAGGACTGCCGAACGATTCGCACGGCTACGACCTGCGCGAAACCGAGGTAAGTCTTGACGACCTGCTGCACTGTTACGAGCAGCAGACACCAGGTCAGTTGCGTGGTGTGCCGTGGCTTGCGCCCGCCATGTCTAAGATGAAAGACCTGAAAGATTTTGTGTACGCAAACCTGATTGCCGAGCAGGTGGCGGCATGTCACGGGGCATTCGTCACGGGTGTGACAGATCCGGTGGCACTGGCGGAGTCAGGCCGAAGCAAAAGCAACTTGGAAGACCTTGCGCCGGGCAGCATTCAATACTTGGCGGACGGCGAAGGCATCACGTTCAGCGACCCAGCACGGCCAGGCACCACGCTTGCACCGTATGTTGAGTGGTCATTGCATGGTATTGCGGCTGCGCTGCGGTATCCGTACGAACTACTCAGCAAGCAGTTTACCAACAATTTCAGCGGCGGACGGCTGGCTCTGATCGATGGCCGGATTACATTCAAGGTCTGGCAATCCTGCCTGATTGAGCAGGTGTTTCGGCGTGTGTGGGCACGGTTCATCGATCGGGCTGTGGTGCAGGGTGTTTTGCCGGTTGATCCGGTGAAGTATGAGCAACATCGCGACCATTTCTTGCAGCATCAATGGATTCCGCCAGGCTGGCCGTGGGTTGATCCGCAAAAAGAGGTGCAGGCCGATATTCTGGCGATTGAAGCCGGATTGACGACACAGACAGAATCACTGGCGAGCCGTGGCCGGGATTTTGACGAGACGCTGCAGCAGATTGAGCGTGAGCAGCGGGCAAAAGCGGACATGCAGGCCCGCATGATGCTGTATCGTCAGGATCTGGATTTGGACGGGGCACCAGAGGCACCAGACGACCCACAGGACGACGAACAAGACATCGGAGCAGACTACAGCAATTCGGTGGGGTTGCTGGCAGTCGCGAAAAAGTACACGGGCATCAATTTCAAACCGCCGGCAGGTGTGAGAGCTGAGGCACAGCAGGGGCTGGACTGGCGGCGAGAATACGGGCGAGGCGGAACGGCAGTAGGTATTGCCCGAGCCAGAGACTTGAGCAACGGCAAAGAGGTCAGCCCCGAGACAATCAAACGCATGGTCAGTTATTTCGCACGCCATGAAGTTGACAAGCAGGGCGAAGGCTGGTCGCCTGGCGAGCCGGGATACCCATCGAACGGCAGAATCGCGTGGGCATTGTGGGGCGGAGATCCGGGGCGTGCGTGGTCTAACAAAGTGAACAAGCAGATGCAGGCAAGGGACAAACAATGAAGACAATCGACAGCCTGACAGATCCGGCGATGTTCCGCACGACGCGAACAACGGAACCAGTTGTGCGAGTTGACCGGAAAGCCAACGTGATTTTTGGCGCGTCATTGATGCAGGTGGGCGACCTGAACGATGCCGAGGTCAGGCCGTGGACTGTGGACGCGAAAACGCTGGATCAGGCATTGAGCATGGCCAGCCGATCCGCAAACGGATTGAAAGCCCGTTTCACGCACCCGAACATGTCAGCCGATGGCATGGGCAGTTATCTGGGCCGTTGGAAGAATCTGCGGATTGACGGCAGCACACTGCGGGGAGACCTGCACATTGCAGACGCGGCTTTCACGTCACCACAGGGCGACCTCGGCAATTATGTCATGGATTTGGCTGAATCCGATCCTGAGTCGTTCGGCGTGAGTCTGGCAACGAAACTGGATTCGGCAGACCTGCAGCAATTTACAACGCAGAACGACAGCAAGCCAAAGGCTGAGCGGTCAATGTGGCCGATGCGATTTGCGGCGATCAAAGCCGGCGACGTGGTGGACGATCCGGCAGCAACGCGGGGCGGCATGTTTTCACTTGATGCAGATTTGCGAGACCTGCCAGCACAGGCAACCACCTTGCTGCAGACGTATTTTGGCGATGCGGCACCATCAGTGGTCCGTGGACGTATCGCAGCGTTTTTGGACCGATATTTTGCCAGCAAAGGGGAACAGGCCATGCCTGATGAAACCGAGCCAGAGGCACCAGTGGAACAGACAGAGCAGCCGGCAGCGGAATCAACACCCGTTGCTGATCTGTCTTCAGTTGCCGAGGTGCCGGAGATTGTCACAACGTCAACGGCGGATCTTGCAACCGTTGAGCGAGAACGATGCAAGAAAATTCGCGCCCTGTGCGATATTGCAGGATGCGGCGACAAGTTCAATCAGTTTGTTGACGCCGGGTTTTCAGTGGCTGAAACACAATCAGCCCTGAAAGACCTGATGAGCAAACGCGGCAGCGTTCTGGATTCAGCACCGGAACCGCCAGCCGATCCGAACGCGAAGTACCGAGCTGAATTCGCAACACACCGTCACCTTCTGAGTGTTTCAGAAGAACAGTACATCCGCAGCCGTCGAATCGACGACGGGCTGGAACCTCTTCAGAAGTGAAGGAGAATTAACCAATGGCAGTAACAGCAAACCAGGTGGTTTTGATGCAGGACGCTGGCGGCATTACGCAGTGCAAGGCTGCAGCCGTCAACCTGTACCAGAACACAATCGCATTCTATGACGCATCCACAGGATTCGTCACGAACGATGACAATGCCGGCGCAAACGCATTCGCCGGTATTGTCTATCAACAGTGCGACAACAGCGGCGGCAGCGCAGGCGATAAGGTTGCCGAACTGTGGACTGAGGGCGTTTTCCGATTGACCGGCAGCAGCTTTACCCAAGCGATTGCAGGTGATCTGATTTACGCGACTGACAATTTCGTCATCACGGCGACCAGCACGAACGCATCCCGAATTGGTCGGGCTGTCAATTTTGTTTCTGCAACTCAGATGGACGTTATGATTGACGTTCTGGGCTGAGTGCTCTTGACCTGAAAGGGTTTTATAATGGCTCTTGATATCGCATCAGCACAGGTCAAGCTGCGAGACCTGACAGCAAAGTTTGACAACCGGGTGAGTGCAGCGACACCGTTCTATCCAACAGTCTGCTACGATGCTTCCAGCGTGCGATCGTCCGAAAAATACGGATGGCTTGGCAACATGCCTGGAATGCGTGAGTGGCTGGGTGAGCGTCAGTTTTCCGAACTGCGGGCGGCGAATTTCGTGCTTGAAAACAAGCACTGGGAATCGTCTCTGCTGATTAAGAAAACCGACCTTGCGGACGACAATCTCGGTCAGTACGGGCCGGTACTCGAACAGCTCGGAATCGAGGCTGCGCACCATCCGGATGATCTGTGGTTTTCTACGCTTGAGCTGGGCGAAAGCACCGCCTGCTACGACGGTCAGTTTTTCTTCGACACTGATCACGTATGGGGCAACAGCGGCACCCAGTCGAACGACATCACCAGCACTGTTGTCAGTACGTCTGCTCCGACTGTTGCGGAAATCAAAACCGCGATCCGGAAGATGATTCGCACGATGTTGGCATTCAAAAACGATCAGGGCAAGCTGTACAACCGCCCGACGATTGGGCGGCTGAACGACTTGACGTTGCTTGTGCCGCTGGCATTGCGTGATCTGGTGTACGACGCATTGGAATCCGAGCTTCTCAGCAACAGCTCGAACGTCGTTGTTGACCGTCCGAACATCGTCAGCAGCGCGTATCTGACCAGCGACGTGAAACTGTACCTGTTCAAGACCGGCGAAGCCGTGAAGCCGTTTGTGTTCCAGCGACGCGAGCCGCTGACGCGAATGATGAAGGGCATCGACGATCTGGAAACGAAGGACGTCAAGTTCATGAGCGAAGCCCGCTACAACGTGGGGTACTTCGCATGGTGGACGGCGATTCTTTGCACGCTGACGACCTGATGACGGCGGTTTGACTGAGCAACAGGGCAGGCGACGGCTTGCCCTGGCTGCGACTGTGTCCGCCACGCAGTCGCGGCATTTTTTGGCGGCGGAAATAAAACGGAAAAACAAGATGCAGACTTACACGGTGGCACTGGGAAAAGCGGCTGACGGACGGCACAAGGACACCAACAAGCGGCATTTCCGTAGCCGGCTGTCAACAGGTGGTTTTTTGGAAGTGATCGACGGCAAGGAAACGACGCTGGCAGTCAATGAGGTCGATGAATCGATGTTGCAGAATCTCGCATCCCGCGAGTTCATCAGCATCACTAAAGCACCACAGGCAGCACAGCAGCAGGGCCGAGCCAGATGAGCCTACGCGAGCAAATGCGAGATGATGTTTGCGCGATCCTGAACACCGATGAATTGGGTGAGCAGGCGACGTGGACAAATTCCGCAAGTGCAGCGATTCCGCGAACGGTTCGATTGATTGAACAGCCCGAGCGGCAGACGATCAGGCGAGCACATATTTGGACGCCGGTTGACACCACACAAGTGACAGCCGGGGACACGTTCAGAGTCAAACGCGGAGCAGTGACAACGACTTGGGTGGTGATGTTCAGTGACCCCGCAGAGACGGCACTGCAGCGGTCATATTGCCACCTGCAGTTGTCTGAGTTCATCACGATTGACGCACGAAAGCACGCCAAAGGCCCCGCAAGGGCCGAGCGGGCAATCGTAGACAGTCAAACAGCACAGATCCGGTGCCAGTGGTTCACGTCATCAACTGAGATTGACACTCAGGGCCGGCGGCGTGCAATGGCTGGTGAGTTTTATTTGTTTCTGCAGAGCCTGCGAAATATCAACGTGGCTGACACTGTGATTGATGCAAGTGGGCGAACATTCAGAATCGAACGACTGGAAAACCAGCTGACACGGGTAGACCTGCCGTACCTGATTTGCAGCAGGTCTGACGCATGACAGCAAAGGTGAAACGGATTGATCGCAGGCCAGAACTGATGAGGTCATTGGACACGGCAACAGGAAAGGCACTGAGGAAAGCAGCGTTGCTGTGTCAGGCGATTGCAAGGCAACTGGTCAGCAAGCAATACACGGGGCCGAGTCGAGAAGAACGAGACCGAAAAAACAGGCGAGCACGGGAGAAGCGAGCAGAACTAAAAGAACGGGCGAGACTGAGGAAAGAGCAGGCAGCCGGTGGCGAAACGTAGGCGGAAATCGGCATTTGCAAAGCTGCGAGCGAAGGCAAACAAAAGCATCGCCCGCAAGATTCGCAACACGCAAAAAACCGTCAGGCGAGCAACACGGCAAATTGAACGAACACTGGCCAGCAACAGCCTTGCACGAGCAGGGCGGAAGTTGGCAAGGAAAACAACACGAATCTCAAAGCGGCTGACAAAAAAGGCCGTCAAGAGAACAAAAAAGACACTGAAGGCAGCACGTCAGGCACGCAAGACAACAACCAAAAGCTTGCAGGCATGGCGGCGAGGAAATCGGCAACGAATCAGGGAACGAAAGCGAGCGCAATCAGCAGCAAACCGGGCACTGAGGATTGAGCAGCGACAATACAACAGGCTGACACTACAGGGCGACGTGGAGACGACCGGCGCAACACTCCGGCAGTCATCAGACAACAGGGGATCGAGCAGACCAGGGGAACCGCCAAGGATGAGGACCGGCAAGGGCCGGCAGAGCATCACAGCAGAGCTGCGAATGAAAGGGAAGAAACCAGAGGCCCGGACATTCGTAGACAAGAAGGTTGCCTCGTATATGGCAATTTGGGAGTTCAGACCAGACAACAAGCAGAGACCATTTTTGAAACCAGCAGTCAATGACAACATCACACTGCTGGGACGTGAGATCGGTGATTCACTCAGACAGACATTGAGACCGCAGGCGGGTAAGAAAAAGGCGAAGGTGACGTAATGGCGGAAACAGGCGTTGACAGACTCATAGGCGAATGGTGGGCATCGACTGCCGCACTGTGCGACCTTGTTTCTGCCGACCGGCTGTTTGCGAGCGTGGATCAGTTTTTGGAGACTCAGGACGACGACGCGGACGAAGACGGATACACGGATGACCTGGTGGTGTTTGACGTGGTCAGTGAACCAGCCTGGCGGACAAATTCAGCACAGGGCTGGCGGTCAGCGGTGACACTGGCCTGCATGTCGATTGATTACGACCGCAGCAAGAGCATCGGGCAGCAGGCAGTGTTGAGTTGGCAAAATGACGGATACACGGGGTCAGCGGTGACAGTGGCAACGGCGAAACCATCCGGACAAATCACGACGACGCAGGACGAAGCAACAGGAATCTGGACAACGTCGGTGCAGTTTGATTTTTTTCATACTGGGGTGTGAGGCATGGCAGACGTTTCAGTGACAGCGGCAAGCGTGGTCAAAACAGCCACCAGTCTGATCGGCTACGGCACTGCTGGCGGCACGGTGACAGCTGGCCAGCCAGTCTATGCTGACACCACGGCAAGCAACAAACTGAAGCCGTGTGACGCTGACGCTTTGGCATCGTCAAAAACAATCGGAATTGCGATGCACGGAGCGAGCGACGGGCAGCCGCTGCAATACTGCTACGGTGGCAATCTGACATTTAATTCAGCGTTCACTGTGGGAGAGGTGTACGTTGCCAGCGTGAACGCCGGAGGAATTGCACCGTATGCTGATCTGGCATCCGGTGATTTTGTGACCATTCTTGGCGTTGCCACAACGGCAACGAATTTGAAAATCGGGATTCTTTACTCAGGCATCGCCAAACCATAATCAGGAGCAGATACAATGGCAGCAGGGACACCATTCACCGGCAAGTCAATGACGTTCAAGAGCGGCGCAACGCCAGCCGCGCAGGACCACGTTGGCAAATGGGAATTGACAATCGGCGGAGCGTCCGGCAAGTTCGCCACAAACTCAACAGGCGGATTCCGGAAAACCACGATCGGCGTAGGGGAGTATTCTGGGTCTGTGACAATCCTGCTGCATGATGGCGGCGGAATGCCGTATGCTCGTGGCGACGAAGTGGCTGCGCAGTTTCATGCTGATGCTGATGATTATATCAGCGGCACGATTATCATCACTGAGGTTGGGCCGATTACGCTTGACGCTGACAGTGGCGACCCGGTGGCGATTGACTACAAATTCGATGGGCAGGGTGCGCCGTCGAAGTCTGGTAACGCATTTAAGGTTGTTTGATAAGGGAGAAAGACCGTGGCGGACGGTTTATTCAATCTCGTTGGTCGGCGGACTATCGAGTTGACAAAGGACGGCAGGACGTATCGGCTGGCGGTAGCACTGCTGGCCGATTACGCGCGAAAAGAGGAGGCAATGTTGCAGCGGGTTGGCAGCCCGTATGCGGGCATTGAGGGCATTCAGGACGCTGCAGCCAGACAATCTGCGATGAAGATTGCAGCCGACACGGCGGCACGTCCATTGATTGCCACAATGCAGGATGAAGACAGGTTTGACCGATCGTTTCGCGGTCTTGCATGGAACGTCTGGCGAGCGTTGACAGTTCACCATCCTGACGAATTCCCGGATAATCTACCGAGCGAAAAAGGCATTCAACTGGGATGCAATTTCATCGCGTGGTTTGGTGACGTTGCTGCTGTTATCAATGCGATTCATCGAGCACAGGAGCATGACATTCTGGGAAACTCCGAAGCCCCGGACAAGGCGACGGGTTAGCATTGCCAACACGTCGAACTGTACCGTGGGCAAATATCTGCCGGGGGCTGTGCGAGAAATACGGCTGGACGCTGGACGCGGTCAGCCGGTTGACCATGTATCAGGCGTTGGCAATGTTCGGTTGCTGGTGCCCTGAAGACATATTCACGAAGAAAGAAGCCTGAGCGATGGCTGTTACCGTACAAGAAGCCCAGGTGATTTTTTCCGCTGACGGAATGCAGAAAGTCAGCACGGCAGCCGGGCAGGCTGGCAAGGCAATGGACAATCTGGCCGCACGGGCAGGCAAGGTCGGTTCATCGCTCCGGAGCATCACAAGCGTGGGTGGGCCGATCGGTCAGATATTTGCGACTATTGGGGCAGCCAAAGGCGTGACCGCCATGATGCAACTGGCTGCAGGTGCCGAACAGACTGCAATGGAATTTGAGGTGCTGACGGGATCTGTTGGCAATGCGCAGGCGATGATCGGTCAGCTGCGCGAAATCGATCTGAAAACCGTGTTTGGCACACAAGACCTGGCGCAGGCATCCAGCATGATGATGCGCATGGGCATGTCGAGTGAACAGGTGGTTCCAGTGCTCGGAATGATGACTGAGGTGGCAGGCAGCAGCAAGGAAAAGTTGCACGATCTCGCCTACGCTATGTCGCAAGTGCAGATGGCTGGACGCCTGACAGGGCAGGAAAATATTCAGCTTATCAACGCCGGGTTTTCCCCGCTGGCAGTGATTGCCGAGCAGACTGGCCGAAGTATGGCCGACTTAAAAAAGGACATGGAAAACGGTGCGATATCGGCCAATATGGTGAAGCAGGCCCTGAGTGATTTGACGACTGGCACTGGCCGACTGGCAGGGTTTCAGGACAAAGTCAGCCAAAGCACTGCGGGCATGTTTGCGAAGGCTCAAACGAATCTGGAGTTGCTGGCGATTGAAATCGGTAGCGAGGTGCTGCCATACGCCAATCAGTTTTTGCAGTGGTCAATCGACATGATGCAAAACGTAGACGGACTGGGGTCAGCGTTTGGCCGTGGGCTCGGGGCTGTGGCTGAGTGGTTCACGACGACACAGGACTACTTCGCGGACATCGGCGTGGTGGTCGGCACCGTGGTTGCCGATCTGGACAACGTGTGGCGTGGACTGTTCGAGGACATTCCGAACTACGCAGCGGCGGCGTTTGAGTGGATCAGCACGAACAGCAAGATTGCGATGGATAACATCGCCATCGGTGCCAAAAACATGTGGTCACAGATGGAACGCGGCAGCAAGCAAATGGGCGAAGAAATCGCGTTTGCGTTGGGGTTGTCTGACGAGGTGCTGACAATCCCCGAGCCGACCATGCAGGCAATGCAGGCGTTCGCGGGATTTCAGCCACCTGACGTCAGCAGCGCAACAACGAGCGTCATGGAAAACATTGATGCGCAGCTGGCGGCAGCACGAGCAGAACGCGAGGCCGAGCGGTCAAAAAGTAAGCCAGCACCGGAGGGCGGCGGATTTGCTCCGGTTGACTTCGGGGCCGGCAGTTTGGGTGCGGCGGCTGGCATGGCGGCGAATGAAGCAGCAAAAGCCGTCAGTGAGCGCGGTGGGGCTGCCCAAATGTTTCAGCGACTGCAGGACCGGCTGGCGAACAACGCTGAAAAAGACCGATTGCAGCGGGAGCAAAAAGACCTGCAGCAAAAGGCCCTAGACGTATCGAAAGAAATTTTGGGAGCACTGCAGGGCGGATTGCCCGGCATTGGATTGTTAGGGTGAGTCTATGCCATACCCAGCATTCACAGAACACGAAGACAGCCCGCAGGAATCTGGTAACAGATCCGGGGAGTTGTCGTTTACTCGCGTATTCCTGACGGCATGGGCCGACCGCTGGGATTTCATTGCCGAGCATTTCAAGAGCGGGCCGTTTGGGCTGCCTGCATCCTATTCGAGCCGGTGGCCGGGCGTGCTGGCAGACGGATTCACGATAGACAAGCTGGTCGTAAAACCAATTGCAGGAACGATTGACGACCCGAACACGCAGCAGCTGGAGCACGACACGCAGGCGAAAATCTCGATCACGTATACGCCGCTGCAGACCGATCAGGGACAGCAACAAGACCCGAACGACCCGACGCCATTGCCGGCAGGAACATGGTGTACGTATTCGCAGGACAGCAACATCGAATTCCGCAGCATACCGGGCCGGTCAGTCAAGTGGGTTTCAGACAACGTGCTTTTGCCGGCGGACGTAAACACGATCGTGCCCGAGCCAATCACAACACATCAAATTTCATGGCATCAGGTGCAGGTGGTGCCGTGGGTCACGTTGGGCGATATGAAGGGCTGTGTCAATGAGTCAGCCTGCAGGCTTCCCGGCAGTCCGCAGGTGTTCCAGCCGGAGACGTTGCTCTTTGAGGGGCTGCAGGACGAAGTCACGTTGAGCACAGACGCACAATGGAGCACGCGCAAGATCACGCTGCGGTTTATCGAGAAAGCGCAGAAGGGTTTTGCATCTGGAGCACGGACAGGAGCAGCCCCAACAGGCAGCACGATATACGGATGGAATTATCAGTGGCGGGACGATGTCAGCGACTACGATAGGCCGGTCAGCAGCGACGACGGAAGCCCGATGTTTAAGAAGTACGATTTCAACACACTCTGGACATCGCAGACATGACGCAAGGCGACAAGAGGCCGACAAGATTTGAGAAAGGCCAGAGGCTGAAGGCCAGTGAGTTGAATGGCCTGGCGGAGTCTATTGAGGCAATCGTCCGCAGGATGCAAGGGCAGGGTGTTGTAAATCCACTAAACAGACAGGCCGTTCTGCAAGAAGATTTGCTGGCAGCAGTAGACAGCTTTACAGACCCAAGCACAGCACTGGCGGAAATAATCCGACGCAAGGCGAATGGGGATTTAGAGTCATCAGGCGAGGTTGTGACAGTTGTGAATCGATTTGAAAACATCAGCATTGACGTTGGCACATATATCAAAATCGAATGGATGGACGGCGAATGGCAGCCATATGCGGCAGACTGCCCGAGCGAATCAGCAAGCCTAAGTGCGTCACAATGAGAGGGGACTGACATGCTGTTAGGCTGTTGCCATTGTGGCGAACAAAGTGAATCTTCGGAGTCTGAAATATCTGAATTAAGCGGATCTATTTCGTATCCAAGTTGGTCAGAGTCGTTTCCCAGTACGTCACAATACCCAAACAGTACTGACTACAGCGGCGCACTCGATTACCCGTGCGAGGCATGTTTAGGGGACGTGATTCCGGAGGCGTTTGAGGTCACGCTGGATCTGGAGCAGCGTGACCCGATTGCGGCAGGCTTTGACGTGGAGTGTTTTGAACAGGTCAGTGACCGCAGGCCGTTTAGAATTCAGAGGCTGACAGGACCATATAGCATAAGCGATTGTGGGTTTCAATTAGGTTTAGGTGGTGGATTGACACCTGACCCCGGCGATGTGTGGTGCTGCTACGGAAACGGGTTTCGTGGCTTTGCGGCAAATTTGGGCTGTCACTCAATCAGTGGCGTTGGCGTCTGTGGTCTTGAGCCACTGATTTCAATGCGGCTGATGAAACTCGGAAACGCATACAATCCACCACGGTATTCCGTACAACTTGCGTTTCAGTTCTATCAATGCAACGAGCAGGGCGGGGGCGGGGGAATTGCATCGGCAAATTATTTGAAGGTAATATATCAAGGCATTGCAGCAGACGACGGCAGTTTCCCGACACGAACAGACAAGCTGTTTTGTCTTAACGAAATGCAGCTTGGTTGGCGATTTGCGGAAGGGTCATTTGATAGTTTTGATTTCGGCAGCGGTGGATACTGTCCCGGCAACAACTACAGTTGGGAACTGAATCGCGGCACGTTCCCACAGTTTATCAAAGTCAGGCCGGCGGGGACGTGATATGGAGCCGTGCGGATATCGCGAGGACATAGGTCGGCAAGATTTTGCGGCGTGCCACAATCCGAAGATTCACACGCCTGGAATGGTTCCGCTGGAAGTGTGCGGGCATTGCTTGCTGAGGCGTGCGCCGTGCTATGAAATTGCAACCGCCGTTGCGATGGTAAAGAATCAACGTGCAGCAGGCCCATACCGACCAGCCCCAAAGTCCTGCGGCGGCTGCGGCACGGTTAAGCGCAGGGACACGGCGACACAGTTTGTCTGGCCGTATTTCTCCGGAGCAGCGAGCGGCGATGAACTGCGATTCAGCATCCGATCCGTTGAGCGGTTTTTTCACGGTCCCGTGAAAATCACAATCGTGGGCGACCGTCCAGACTGGTTTCGCGGTCACGTCATTCGGCAGCCACGAATTGCCATGTGCAAACACTGGGGCTTCCGTGACATGCTGGCGAAAATGCAGGTGATGGCCGAGCACTCCGAGATTGACGGCGAATTTGTGTGGATGATGGACGACGTGTATTTCCTGAGGCCGACGACGTGGGACGACATTGAGACACCGCGAGCCTACCCGTGGCACGACGGCAACGGCGGCAATGCCTGGCACAAGATCAAGCGGGCGAGCATGGCAGCACTGAAGGCCCGAAAATTGCCGACGCACGACTACGCAACACACGCCCCGCATACAGTCGAGAAAACTAAGCTGCGGCAACTGTTCACGGAATTTAATTTAAGCAGCCAGACACTGACGTGGGAGATTCTATACGGCAACAGATACCGGGGCCGACCCTACGGCACACGACCGTGGTTCGTGCGACTGATGAAGCCGATGAACGCCAGCGAACTGCAGGCCGCACTGGCGGAGGCGAGCGTGTGCAATCACTTGGCACAGTTGTGGACGCCAGTGATGCGGCAGCACCTGGCGGAGTTGTTGCCGGAGCCGTCGTTGACTGAGACGACCGATTGCGGGTATCGTCCGCAATTCAAAACGCGCGGGAGGCAGCCGCGAGTGGTTAAGAGGCGACCGCCGAAGACGTGGCGGCGAAACATTGAGAGGGCAGCACGTGAGGCACCTGTTGTTGATACAGTCGGCGTACAATGACGGCGAACTGTCCCGCAGGCGGCTGGAGATCACGCAGCACACGGTCATTCCGACGCTGCGGGCGCAAACGTCAGCCGTCGAGGTCGTGGTGGCAATTCATCGAGCAGATCCGCATCAGGCCGAACGGCGGCAGGTGTACGAGGGCTGTGGTCAGGTGGTGCGATTCGTCGAGGTTGACAGCTGGAAACTGATCGGCGGGAACTGGGATCTGCCGACCGGCTGGAAAATCGTCAGCAGGTGCGACGACGACGATTGCCTGTCCAGCGACTTCTGCGCCCGGCTGCAGGCACACGCAACCGAGCGGCGGCAATGCCTGCAATGGCCGAGCGGGTATGTTTTCTGGCGGCAGCAGATTTTTTTTATTACCCATCCGGGGAACCAGTTTGTTTCGCTGGTGACTGACCTGCAGGAAACACCGCACGATTACAGGCACTGGGAGATCGTGCAGCAGTTGCCGACCGTCAACGTAGACAGCAGGCCGGGCTGGATTTGGGTGCGGCATGGGGACACCGCCACCAGCACAATCGGGAAATACCGACGCAAGCAGGTGGGGCGGATCGATGCCGACCGAATTCCGGTCAATCTGCGGGCAATCATCCGAGCAGCTGAGGCGAGCGGTCAGCCGTCTGCAAATTACGAGTCGCACCGCAGCCCGCACTGGCAGCAGGTGCGGCGGGAAAATCGTAAGGCTCCTGCAATCTCCCTGAGGCCGTCAGATGCGTTGGCGGTCGAAGGGTCGGACAAAGTATCGGTTCACAATTACGGGGCGTTTTACGATGGTCTGTGGAGCGTCCTGCAGCCCCGCGTTGTTGTCGAGGTCGGGGCACTGCGCGGCGCAAGTCTGCGAGCATGGCAGCGGTGCGGGGCGCGGGCAATCGGGATGGACAAGACACCACCGCCAGGCGTTGAATGCGTCCGGGCGACTGTCCCTGATTTTGCCCCGTTGCTGGAGCGGCTGCAGGGCCTGCAGGTCGATCTGGTGATTGACGACGCCAGTCATACCCTGGAGCATCAGCAGGCGACGTACGCGGCACTGTGGCCAGCTCTCAGGCCGGGCGGGGTGCTGGTCATCGAGGATTTGCAGGATTACGCGGCAAGGCTGCATTTTGCCGGCAGAGGGTTTGCGGTCGAAGACTGGAGCACCGACACCGGACGCTGGGACGATGCCATTGCGTGGAAAACCCGCTGATTTCCGCATCCTCCGGCATTTTGCCGAAAATTGCCAGAAACCCTGTTGACACTTCGGCAGACTGCCGATATACTCTGTGCAGTGGTGAGGGAAACAACAAAGAAACCAACTGGGAGTTGAGACAATGGCACAGTATCAAGCACTTTCAAAAGTTGTGGCAATGGTTCAGGCTACAATCAACCGGAAAGCAAACGGCAAGCCGGTCACGGTTATTGAGGCTCACGAGATTATGGCACGAGACGGACACGGACGCGATGCAGCCCGGCTGGTTCGTTTTTGGGTTCGCTACGGATCAACAGTGGTGGACTGGACGGATTTTGGTGATTGCCTGCGAATCAACTCACCATTC